TCATGCGAATGGTCATGGCAAGGGCTCCTCTTGCAGGTTGGTACGACCCAAACTGTGGCACATCGATGCCATCGGAGGCCGTCCACCCCATCTGTTGCGGATCCTCAGCCGCAAATTCGGTGGGCGCTGATCCATGCGCCTCGGCGCCAGCATCGTGGGCGATCTGCGCAAGGTGCTGGCCGACGAGGTGCGGGCCGGCGAGCGCGCGGCGATGACCGCCATCCGCGCCGAGACCGAGCAGGTGAAGACCGAGCTCCGCCGACAGGTCACCACCGCCTTCTCGGGCAACGCGCGTGGCATCGCCAATGCCTGGCGGTCGATGATCTTCCCGCGGACCGGCCAGTCGCTGCGGCCGGCGGGGCTGGTCTTCACCAAGGTACCGGATGTCATCGACGCCTTCGAGCGCGGCGCGCTGATCCGCGCCAAGGGTGGCGGGAAGTTCCTCGCGATCCCGACCGGCTTCAACGCGGCCCGGGGGCGGCGGGGTCGCGGCGAGAAGGGCATGCGGGTCACGTCGGCGCAGATGGTCGCCTCCGGCCAAGCCTTCCTGCGGCCCTTCAAGTCGGGTCGGGGCTTCGTCTGGTGCCTGCCGCTGCGCCAGGGCGAGCAGACCGGGCGCCGGCGACGCACCCGGCTTGTCGCGGGCGGCGTGACCGAGGTCGGCACCGCCAATCGCAAGGGGCGCGAGGCCTGGGCGCGCGGCCTGTTGGAGCAGGGGATGGTGCCGATGTTCCTCCTCCTGCCCCAGGTGAAGCTCGCCAAGCGGCTCGAAGTGCGCGGCGCCGTCGAGCGCGGGCTGCGTCGCCTGCCGGGCCGCTTCGTGGCGGCCTGGGAGCGCGAGAGCGGGAGGTCGGCATGAACCTGCGCGCGCGCTTCCTCCTGCTGCTGACGCTGGTCGTGCTGTCCTGCGCTGCCATCCCATTCGGCCTGGCGATGACCTGGGTCGCCGGCCGCTTCTTCGCCTTGATGCTGGGGTGGGCATGAGCACGCGCGAGACCGCCATCGCCGCGCTGCACAGCCGGCTCGTAACGTCGCTGGCGGCCGGGAGCCCGGCGCCGCTCGTGCTGCGCGGCGAGACCATCCCGCAGCGCATCCCCGCTGGCGGGCTGGTGGTCGTCCGCGACGGCGAGACGGTGGAGGAGACGCCGATCCTCTCGCCGCTCGCCTGGCAGATCGAGCATCGCGCCGAGGTCGAGGTCACCGTCGCCGGCGCCACGCCGGCCGCGCGCAACACCCTGCTCAATGCGCTGCTGGTGGATATCGCCGCGGCGATCGTCGCCAACCGCACGCTGAGCGGCGCCGTCGAATGGGCGCAGCCCAGCAGCGCATCCTTCGAGGATATCGAGTTCGAAGGCGCCGCCGCCGCCCGTGCCGCCGCCATCCCCATCACGCTTTGGTACACCGTCGCCGGCTCGCCGCTGGCCTGATCCCCTTCCAGGAGAACGCCCATGCCCCGTGCCATCGGTGCGAACTGCCGCCTGCTCATGCTGCCCGAGACCACCTACGGCACCGCGCCTGGCAGCAACTGGCGGCGCATGCCGTTCCTGTCCTGCGATCTCGGCGCCGAGCAGCCGCTGCTCGATGCCGACGTCATCGGCGTCGGCAGCAACCGGGATCCGGCGGCGCCCTTCCTCGACACGGTGACGGTGGCTGGCCAGGCCGTGGTGCCGGTGGACCTGATCAACATCGGCCATTGGCTGCGGCTACTGCTGGGCGCGCCGACCACCACCGGCAGCACCAACTTCATCCACACCTTCGCCTCGGGCGCGGCCTCGCTGCCCAGCAACGCGATGGAAATCGGCTATCCTGACGTGCCATCCTTCGACGTCTGCACCGGCGTGCGCGCCGACACGCTAGAGATGGACTTCACGCCGACCGGCGCTGCGACAGCGACTTTCGGTCTGCTCGGCCAGGGCTCGGTGCGCACGGGCGCCACGTCAGGCGGCACGCCGATTAGCGCGGCCTATACCGCCTTCAACAAGGCGCAGGGCAGCATCACCCGCAGCGGCTCGGCGCTGGCGCAGGTCACCGGCGCACGCCTCACCTACGCCAACGGCATGGAGGCGGTGCGCACCATCCGCGCCGATCGTCGCGTGGAGGGCGTCGATCCTGGCATCGCCCGCTGTACCGGCCAGATCACCGTGCGCTTCGAGAACACCACGCTGCTCGCCCAGGCGCAGGCTGGCGCCTCGGCGGAGTTCGCGCTGGCCTTCACGATCGACGCGAACCGCAGCCTGACCATCACGCTGCACGAGGTATATCTCGCTCTGGCCAAGACGCCGATCGAAGGACCTGCCGGGGTGGAGGCGAGCTTCGATTTCAGGGCCGCGTTCAACGCCACGGCGACGCGGATGATGACGGCGGTGCTGCGCAACCAGCAGGCGGGGACGGAGTATGCGTGAGCCCGATCTTTGACAACGCAGGTCCGCGGTGGATGGGAAACGGCTGTCGATTGTCGTTGTGCCAAGCCGGCAGTCCGGTAGGACGGCCTGACGGGAGCTAGGTAAATCGCCCGGGCCGGACGGCAGCTTCCCACGCCGCTCGGTCACACGAGTGCGTTGCATAAATCTGACCCGGCGCGCCTTCCCGCAGGGCCGCCACGGGAAGGTTGCGGTGACGGATGAAGTGCTTCAACCTCGATGCTCGTGAAGAACCGCCGGCTATGACAATCGGCCTACGTCGATGGTAAAGCCAGGTGGACGAAAATAAGGGAATTTTCTTGATTGACGAAAGCGCTGTGTCCGCCGCGCTGCGCGAACACTCAGGCGAGAAGCTAAGAGCGGCACTTTCGTCAGCTTCGCTGCAAGGCGACGCGCTGGAATGCCTGCTGGGGCTGCTGCGTCGATCGGGTCAGCTTGTTTTTCGCTATCCGGATCGGAAGGAGGGACCTCGTGACCGCTTGTTCGTGACCCTTCGCTCGATCTTGGTGGAACTTGGCGATTCGAACGCGCAGGCGCGGCTCGAAAACGAACTCGAGATGCTGGCGACCCTGGAAGGCGGCTATCGCGGGATACTCGACTTGCTGCGGCGGACGGCCATCGGACAGCGGCCGCACGAAATTCAAGCTTCGGCAGCGCTGGGGCGCTTCGCGGAACAAGTGGACATCCTCACCCGGCAAGTCGGGGAGGCGACGTCCCGCAGGACGGAGTTTACCCTGACCGATGAGCTCCGGGCCATAGATGCTGGGGGCGAGGAATACTCAGCCGACGCGGTCGTAACCGGCCTTCTTCAGTGCCTACGGATCACCCTGCTCATGCTGGGCAACCAAGCCAAATGGTTCAATCCATCCAGACAGCTCGTTTTGCCTAGTCTTCCTGTCACGACTGAGGTTGATCGTTTCCAGGCCGGTTCGAGCGAACTGCTCGCTGCGTCGTGGCGAAGCTGGGAGGCGATCGATCAGAAGTGTCGCTTCCTGGGTGGCAAGCTGGAGATCCTGTCCGGCCCTTCGCTGCCTGCGGACCGCCCTCAGGATATCTCCCGTGTTGTCCGGTACCGGCCACATGAGGTGGAGATCGTTGACTGGATTGCCAACGAACGCGCGGCCGAGTTCGAAATGCAGAATTTCGCCCAGCTGCTTGTTGAGACCGGGGCTGCGGATCGAGCGAGCGGCATTGAAGGTGAAGTAAGGCTGCTGCCCGACGCCTTTGTGTCACTAGCTGAACTTCATGCAGACGGATACCTTACAACGGTTCTGGGCGCAGAGACCGTCCACGGAACGCGCACCTGGGGCGGACTACGGCTCGTCGAGTGGTTGCGAGGCTACTCAGTGATGCGTGAATTGGCGTCCGAAGCGTTCAAGAGTGGAGCCACTCATTGCGACCGCCACTTGTCGCGCTGGTCCAGCAACGAATTAAGGGACATTCTGATAAGACTCGGACTCTCCGCTGCGGGCTCGACGTTCTTTCTCGACGCCGTGACGCTAGGTGTCGAAAGTCAGGATCTGTTCGATTGCCCTCTCGTTAGACTGTCGGACGGTTCACTTCTTCTTGTAGCGCCTGCAGCGAGGGACGTTGTTCCCGCTAAGGTCGTCCTCTCCCGCCTTTACTCCCTCGATTTCCGCTTCGAAAACAAGGGGACGGCATTCGAGCAGACCGTCTTAAAATTCTTCAAGGAAAAGGGATTCGAAGCCTATTGCATCGACACAAGCCGGAACGGTGAATCGTACGAGATCGACGCTCTCGTCCCTTGGGGCGACTACCTCTTCGTTTTCGAGTGCAAGAACCGATCGCTGTCGGCCCACCACCCGGTCCAGGCCTACCATTTCGCTCAGGATCGCGACTCCTTCGTGAAACAGATCAAGCGTCAGGTCCACGCGCTGCTCACCTACCCCGACATTTCGACTACGGTCGGTGGGCCCGATCCCAGGACGAAAATCATCGTCCCGTGCGTGCTCTATAATTTACCCTATGCGGTTCCAGGCAGAATTGACGGTGTCTATGTGACCGACTGGTCGAGCCTCGCGCGGTTCTTCCGAGAGCGCTACGTTCACATCAAAGTCCCCCATCGGCCACGCGACGATGTTCGTCTATTGCATCGGACGGCCATTTACTCGTTCTGGAATGGCTCAGAGCCGACGCCGGTTGACCTTCTGCGCCACCTCGACGAACCTTTCCAGGTCAGGGCAATGGGCGCGCGCAGGGTCGAAAGGCAGCACGCCTTTCCCCTAGGCGAGGGCTACCTCGGCGTTGCCACGGTGTTCGAGCGCAGGCCCGCTTCCGTGGAGTTTTTCGCCGATCTGTGCGGCTTTGATGCCAAAGAAGCTCGGCGCGTCCAGCGCGGCGTTGCAAAGCTCGCGAAGACCGTACGAAAGCAGACGGAAGCGCGCGAGCGTCATGAAGCGAAACGGCAGGAGGTGCGTCTGGCCCGCCGATGGCGCGCGGACCAGAAGCGGCGTCCGCCACCCTAGCGTAGAGTCTTGGAGGCTCTTGCCTGCTATATCGGCCCGGTTGACGATCATGCAGCGGCGGGCGGCTTTGCGGTAGTGGTGAGGCTGGGCTGTGACGCGCTCCTCCATCGCTTCGGCCTCAGCGGAACGGACCAAGCCTTAAGTCCGAACGCTACATTTGGAGGCACTATTTCTTGTTGGAGGCTGAGCCGAGGTCTCGTGCGATCAGGGAGATATTCGTTAGAAGCTCCGGCACTGCTGACAAAAAATGCATCGCATTGGCACATGCGAAGCGAGCCCCATCAAATAAATTCACTACACCGGCGCTAGTAGGAATTTCTTGGGTTGCGGGCACAAATGCATGGAATAAACTCGTTTGTGATGGATGAGTCCATTCGCAAAGACCGGAGTATATAAGCTCCAACTTGCTTTCTTTTTCTCCCGTTGCGGCCAACTCCTTACCATAGAGATGTCGCATGGCGTTGAGTATGTGAACTGAGACTGCCATCTCATTTTCCATACGATTTTTTGCTTCTTCTGTAAACTGAAAATCTTTAATCGAAAAAATCCCCTTTTTGAGGCGCTCTTGTTCTTCAAGTTTCACTCTAGAACTATTTACAAACTTTAATATCGTATTGGATGCCTTTTCAAGACCTCCATTGTTGAACGCTCTTACTACTTCATGCATCGAAAATTCGCCGACGGCATATGTTTCCATTATGCATCTTGCAATGACACAAGCCGAAGGAATTCTATCTTTATCCAGCAAAAGTATGCAGTCGTCGTACAAAGATATCATTCTGTTTTTTATCAATAATCCGTAGTTATTGTAATGGTCTTCGATAGTCGCCCCGGGAACACGCCCGAGATGCCTTGGAACGCCAAAAGTTAGACCCTCTCTGGCAAGCCGAGCTTCAGCAAGCATAGCCGTTGTTGCCAGCTCTAGAGGTCGCTCAACCACGTCGTTCTCCTGTCGCTTCGACTGCGCTCAGTCCACGGTCTCGTTGCAAACGGAGGCGCGAGTCAATCTCTCTCTTGAGTCATTGTTTGCCCATGAACATGCCCACTGGGCAGGGCAGAACAGCGAAGAGCCCGCTTCCCCTCCCCTTGGCGCCACCCCTGATCTCCGCACCGCTTCGGACCGTATTGGGTTCCAAGTTAGGCCGGGCCCCTCCGTACTCGCCGCTATCGCTTCGTGCAGCAGCTGTCTCGTCCACGATCACGCAAATGGAGAAACACATGCTCACCCTCGACCTCCCGGTCGAGCCGTACTGGCTCGACCTACCGCGCGGCGTCCGCGTGGAGATCCGCCCCGTCACCACCGCCGTGATGGCCGCGGCCCAAGCAGGCTCGGCCCGCCGCCTCGGCGCGCTGCGAGCCGCATCCGAAGACCTCGACCCCGACATGGCGCGCGGCCTCGCCTTCGCCTTCCTGGTCAAGGCGCTGGCCCGCCACACCGTCACTGCCTGGGAGGGCGTCGGCGACGCCACCGGCAAGCCGCTGCCGCTCTCGCCCGAGGCGGTCGAGCGGTTGATGGACATGGACGAGATGGCCGCCGCCTTCTGGGACCGCGCCACCGGCCCGGTCGCCGCCGTGGCCCTGGAGTGAAACGGATAAGGGCCCGCGCCGAATGGCACTTCGGCCAGGGCCCTGACTACTGCCGCGGCTGCGCGGCGCTCGACCGCGATTGCGGCCTGGCCTGCCCCTACGCCGCGCATGCCCCTGCCAGCGTAGAGGGCGCCGCGTGCTGGGCCGCCGGCACCACCTGCGCCACCGCGACCATGGCCGGCCTTGATCTCGACATGCCGGCCGCGCTCACCACCGCCCGCGAGATGGGCGCCTCCGGCTGGGCCGCGGCGGAACTGCTCCTGGCCATGCGCATGGGCCTCGCCGCCGGCAGCGCCGCGCGCCGCACCGATCCTCCCGGACCCTGACCACCCCATCGACGCAGGAGGCGTGACGCATGGCGGATAGCACGCGCCGCGTTTCGGTCCGGCTGTCGCTGGACGACGCCGCCCGGGTCAAGCAGGAGCTGCGCGAGGTCGGCGAGACCGGCCAGCGCAGCCTGGAGCGGATTCAGGGCGGCGCCGACCGTGCCTCCCGCGCGCTCGACCTGCTCGACGTCGCCGTCCGCGGCGTGCAGATCGCCGGCCTCGCCGCCGGGCTGCGCGCTGTGGTGGTGGCCGGCGACGCGCTCACCCAATCCATGGGCCGGCTGAACACCGCGCTCGGCTCCGTCGAGCGCGCCGGCGAGATCTACGACCGGCTCTATCGCGACAGCCTGCAGACCGGCGTCGCCGTCCGCGAGAGCGTCGACGCCTTCGCGCGCTTCTCGATCGCCGCGCGCGAGATCGGCGCCACCTCCGACCAGGTCGCCACGCTGGTGGGCGGGCTACAGCGCATCGCCATCGCTTCCGGCGCGTCGCAGCAAGAGATCGCCTCCAGCACGCAGCAGCTCGCCCAGGCGCTGGCGTCGGGCACGCTGCAGGGCGACGAGCTGCGCAGCATCCTGGAAGGCCTGCCTACACTGGCGCAGGCGCTGGCCCGCGAGCTCGGCGTTTCCATCGGCGAGCTCCGCAAGCTCGGCTCCGAGGGCAAGCTCACCGCCGACACGGTCTTTCCGGCGCTGCTGCGCGCCGTAGAGCGGCTGAATGGCGAGTTCGAGCGCGCGCCGCTCTCGGTCGGTCGCGCCTTCGGGCAACTCACTGCCGCGGCGGACCAGTTCCTCGCCCGGCTCGACCAGGCGATCGGGCTGTCCAACGCCCTGGCGCGGGCGCTGTCCGGCGCCGCCCGCGTGCTGGACGGTGTGCGCCGCGGCTCTGGCCTCCTGCTGCCCAGCGAGCAGGAGGCCGACCGCCGCGCCCAGGCCGAGGCGCTCCGGGTCCAGATCGCCCGGCTCGAGGCGGAGAATGATGGCCGCGACAGCCTCCGCTCCCAGCCGCGCCGCGGCAGTATCCAGGGCGGGCTGGTCGGCACGGCTCAGCAGCAGGCCGGTGTGGATCGCGCTG